ACGATAAAACACTGACTAGAATAGAGGTTTTGAAGAATAGAATATATGAATTAGTGGGGCATGAGTTTAATATTAGTAGCACTAAACAACTAGGGGAAACATTTAATGCTATGGGTGTACATTCACCACTACGCACTGCAAAAGGTGCAGAGGCGTGGAATGAAGAGGCTCTTGTAAGATTAAACTCACCACTAGCAGGATTAATAAGACAATATAGAGCATTAGAAAAGATAAGGTCTACATATATAGAACCTTATTTAGAACTGCCTGTGCTTCATACTAGTTTTAATAACTGGGGTACGGTAACAGGTAGACTATCATCGAGCACTCCTAACTTGCAGAATATACCTAGAGATACGGTTTATGTAGAGGACAGACAATTATCTGAATCTGATAAAGAAGATATCAGAGGTAGAGTAGCTGCGATAGTATCTAGCAAAGGTGGTAACGCTAATACTGAATTGACAGATGATGTTTTAGATACTTGGAGTTTTTTGGGTGGGGATAAGTTTGATCCTACTGATGCTAGACAAATAGCCATAAGAAATTTATTCATACCTAGGCAAAACTATAAAATGATAGCGTATGATTATTCACAAATGGAAGTTAGGGTTTTCATGAGTTATGTTAACAATGAAGAAATGAATGAGTTGATGAAAAAGGATAATGTTGACTTTCACGGTGAGGCAGCAAAGATTGCTTTTAATGTAACAGAGGATGATTCACAGTTTAAGTTTTTTAGACAATTAGCTAAATCAATTACTTTTGGAGTTATATATGGTATTGGTAAAGATAAGCTAGCACTACAATTAAACACAACTCCAGATTTAGCAGCTGAATATAAGAATACATATCTAGAAAACATGAAGGGATCTAGAAAGTTTTTTAATTCTGTGATTAGGACAATTAAAACAGAACGACAAGTTAGAAATAAGTATGGTAGGGTTTACAGGGTGCCTAGTGAGTTTGGGTACAAAGGGGTTAACTATTTAATTCAGGGAACAAGTGCTGATATTATGAGTGAACGAATGGTAGCTGTTGCTGATTATTTGAAAGATAAGCAAAGCAATTTATTACTGCAAGTACACGATGAGATTATATGTGAAATACATGAAGACGAGGTTGATGATGTAGCTCCTAAGATTAGAGAGCTTATGGTGCAAAATAGTCTTGACATACCATTAGAAGTTGATATGGAAGTGTGTAATCCTTCATGGGCAGTGAAAAAAGACTTTGAAGATATGAATAAATTTAATTTAATAGAACATATAGACTGGGATTAACATGATAGTAAAATTAAAGAAAAACGAAACTTTTGAAAAATTACTTAGAAGATTTAAAAAGAAACTGCAAAAAGATGATTTACTTAAAACATATAGAGACAAACAAGAGTTTGTACCTAAAAGTGTAAGAAGACAATATCAAAAAGCAAATAAATTAAGAAAGAGTAGGGAACAGAATGTCTAGTAAAGATGTATTTCATTGTGAAGAAAATGATGATGAAGTTATATATTATGATGGACTCAAAGAAGCATTTATAGGTTTAGGGCATCAACAGTTTAAAGGACCCTACGCTATATACGATAGAGAAAAAGCTATTGAAATAATTGCAAGAGACTTTTATAAAGAAAAAAAGAAAGAATATACTTTTGATGACATGGATGCAGAAACACGACTAAATGTTGTACAAGCAGTAGGGGATGAAGCGTATGAAGAAGCAATGGAATACTTTGAATACAACACTGAAGGTGCGTGGTTAGGAGATAGAACTCCCATATTCGTAATCATGAAAGACTTATTAACACCAATAGAACCTATAGAGGAGGACTAAATGTCAGCAGGATGGAAAAAC